AGGCCGGTACTTGCCGCAAACGGTGCAATGTTCCCACAGCCGCTTTTTCTGTTCCACTGTCGGGATTTTCTGCAAAAATGCCGCAGGCTTTTCCCGGCGCATATTCTCAGCGCCCACTATGCTTTCCATGTTGCTCCGCATAAACACCGGCGTACCAGCTGCATCTGCCGATGTCAGAATGTCCTGTATCCATCCAGCCTTTGGAATAACCTTTTCGGCATTTTGGCCTGTTTCCGCTCCAATAACTGCCCATTTCAGCTTTCGGAACGTTTTTGTTGCATCGCCTTCAAACGGTCCGAGAAGCGGCTCTATGGCTACGAACGTATTATACTTTTCGTTTGCCCACACGCTGTCTGACAGAATCGTTGCGGTAGAGCCGTACCAGAAATTGTTTTTCTGTGGAAGTGCCCCATGGTTTGCAAGATTCTGATATCTCACCGGGTACTGCGTCAAGAAAATGTACTGGTGCTGGGGTGCCATTTCGGCCGCAGCGAATACCTGAAGAATCCAATCTTCCGGCACCCACGGACCAAACAAGTCGCCGTCCGTGCATACCATGATGGTTGAGCCCACTTTGACCTTTTGTGGCCAATCCATGCGATACTTATGTATCGTGGGCATAAATCCGGTTGGGTTGTTCAGAAAGCGGTTATTTGTGGTTTCCCATGGAGCGTCCAGCTCAAAGAGGTTCGCTCCGACCTGCTGAACCTTCGGACGTTCTGCAAGATTTCGTCTCCAGTCGCTGGCAAAGCGTAAAGCGCTCTTTTTTGCGTAGCAATATCGGCAGTCTTTTAGACATCCTGTTACAGGATTCCATGCGTAATCCGCCAATTCGTTTTTTGTTCTGTTCACCGATAGATCCTCCCCGACTGACTGTCGATCAGGACAATGCGCTCTGCAATCTCAAACCCTGCGGCATCTGCCACATACCGCAGAACGTGAATAAGATCATGCACCCGTTTCTCGTCCTTCTGGATGTTATTTTCAGCACGCGCCCGGGTGGGGTCCGGCGCACCGCTGGGGTTGTGTCCTTTGCGGGTATCAGGCATTGCTATCCCCCTTGTCCAGAATCATATAGTACTCGTACTGGGTGCCCGGGTTGGCGTTTGGACGGCGGCGCACGATGTCAACCCGATACCCCGCTTTCAAGAGCAGCCGTCCCAACTCTAAGCGTTCATCTTCCGAGAGTCCTTTTGCCTTAGACGGCGCAAGGGAAAGTTCGATTTTAGCCAACACGCTTTTCCACCTCCATCAGGTCGTGCATCAGCTCGTCAACCAGCAACTTACCGGCATTCGCGCCTGTGCGAATAATGTTTCCATTTTCCTTTAACTCTGCAAACTCCTGTGCACGGATTTCTTTGGACTGCTTTGCAAAAGAAATTTCCGATGCTGTCATGCGCCCCTGCACCACCTGCTGCCATTCCTCGATGAATGGCTTGGCATCTTCCAGATCTGCATACTGGTCGTTGTTATAGCTGCGTTTCTGCCGAACTGTACCGCCCGGCTCCACCTCCAAGGTGTACCACGGCGTATTGGGGTCAGACTTCTTTCGCAGGAAGAAAATGTAGCTTTCCCGAACAGAAATACGCTCAAAGTACCTAGTTCCACGCTGGATGCAGTGGTCAAGGAACTTGCTCTCCTGCAAAATGTCCTTTGCGCCCTCTGGCACCCGGATAATGTACTCCACTCCATCGTACTCGTAGATTTTGCGGATCTTCTTGTAGATGTTTTCGATATGGAACTGCTTTTCCAGCTGTTCCGCTTCCTTTTCGATAGAGCGTTTTGCACCTTTCATGACTTCCATCCGGTGCCGCTTATTGCGCTCCAGCACAAGATCATCATGCCGGCGCTTCAAGTCGAGCGGGAACATCACGCTTTCAAGCTGCATATTCATCCCCACTTTTTCGGCCATGTCAAGGTAGTCCGACCAGTCCTGCGCAACTCTAAGTGCGATATGGCCGTTGTAGCTACCCGTGATTCGTCTTGTTTGCTGGCGGAGATATTTCAAGCTTCGCGTCATTCCGCTTTTCTGTAATGTCTTGGCCATTCCTGAAAGATTTCGGATGTTGGCCGTCATTGCCATGTTCTTGCCATTGATTGCGAGGCCGGCTTCTTTCCATTCCAGCGCATTATCCACCTCGCGGAACGACTTTTTGCTCTGCGAGACCACGGCCAGTTCCTGACGGTTTAAGCCAAACACACCGTAATAGGTCTCTGCGCGAAGATTGATGCGGGTGCTGTGTTCATATTCGTCGTACACCTGAGAGCACAGCGCATCAGCCCAGCCCGTTTTCACAAGGCTTTCGGCCATCGGATACCGATTCACGATTTCCCACTGACGAACCTCCCATGGAAAATTGAGATGATTGTCGTACTGGTACATCCATTCAGATTTCAGCACTTTCCGAACATCACTCTCAAATTGGTCAGTATGGGATGCCAATGTATACGGCTGATACGGACCAGAGGGGGCCGTCAGCATTGCGGATAACTTCGGGCGCTGGCACATAATATATTCCTCTTTTTCACTCCAGCTGCGTTTCCACTGCTTGATGGTCTTTCCGTCCGTCCACCATATCCCCCGGCCATGAAATTCCAGTTCTGCCCGACGATTGCTGAAATCGAAATACACCAGATAGCGGCGAATCCAGACCCCATCTCCCTGCGGCTTGCTCCAAAGGAATGTCCTTGCGGCCCACAGCCTTTTGTCCGAATAGCGGGTATTACGAACCTGCATTTTCTCCCCGCAGCACTCGCACACTGCCGTGCTCTTGTGCTTGAGCAGTTCTGACAGCGTATATTCGCCGCCACAACAATCGCACCTTACCCGCTGAATCGAGACCTTCTTCTCAACTCCACCGGGTTCGATTACGTTCTGCTTGTCGTTGGTGACCCAGAGAAAGCCCGCATCACTGCACACTTTCAAAACCTGTTTTCCGAAATCCTCTGGCGGTTCCGGCAGATTCTCAAAGAGTTTCTGGGTTTCAGCCGCCTGCCGTGCATTACGCTCTTCACGCTTCTTTCTGGCATGAGCTGACAGCGCATCTTCTACAATGCCGACCAGATAACCCGGTCTGCGGTCATCAAAATAGTTTTGCAGAAGCTCCGACTCTCCCTTTGTTGCCGGCACTTCGGTCCTCCATGTCAAACACTGGCAAGGTCTGACCTCAATTTCACGCGGCGAAAGTTCGCTCTTTTTCGGATTCTCGTTCCCACGAAGCTCCCCCGTCCAGTAACCTCTGAAAAAACGCCACACGACCAGCGGCTTTTCCTTTTTGTCCCAGACGGCCACCGTCAGCACCTTTCCCTTGATGTAGCGACCCACGCCCTGCCCCTCGGCAACTGACATACACAGCGCCGCATCCAACTCTGGCCGCTTCGGCTCCGGCGCATAAAGTTTCAATTCTTCAGCCTTTTTCATTGTGTGCCGCCTCCAAACTCTCCGACGTGTAATTTTTCCCGGGCAAAACCTTCACTCCATCGACCTGTTGAGCAATGCAAGTAAATTCGTTTTCTTCCAGGACGATGAAGCAGAGCCACTCGCCACGTGCACCAGCCAGTTCCTTGCCCTGACCATACGCGATGTGGAACGGTCTCTTGAAGCAATCTTCGAATTTTTCTGCCGGATGCTCAAATACATAATTTGCGTGCATAAGAAGGAACTCGTCTTCTTTCAGCCTGCGAAGCGGTACAATTTCGGTACAGCTACTCCGCGTCCGGTAGTCATCCTCATCGATATCACCGCCAGCTGCGATGGCCCAGAACTCGTTTTTCCCGTCCCAAGCATACCAGTTAAGGCAGTCCAGCGGATCCAGACAGTAATGGAAGCCCGTATTGGCGCATTTTGCCTTTTCGGTCTTGCTCACTTCGCCCGGCTGGTACTGATAGCTGCCATCGCCGAGCGTAGCAATCAGCCCCGGCTTGAATCCTTTGAATCCTAAAATCATCAGAGCCACCCATCCAAGGAAAGCTGCATATCGTCTTCCGCAGGCGTTTCCTCCTTCTTTTTTGCCGGCTTTTTCGCATCCGTTTTCTTTTCTGCTTTGGACGCAGGCTTGGTTGTGTGAGCTGGTTCCGCCTGCTTCGGAACATTGGGGGATGCCTCTTCCGGTTTGACGGTGGCCGGAGCCTGCATCTCAGCTTCCGTAGGCGGTGCGCCAGTCAGTTTGATGTTCATGCTGAACGAAACCTCGGCATTCGGAAAGTAAAACTGCACGGCGCGGCGGTAGGTTTCGAGGTCGGACAGAACTTCGCCTGCGTTGTTGACAACAGCGGCGCAACATTCGGAGAACGTGCGCTGCGTGTTGCAGACGACCTCTGCGAACCGCAGCTCCTGGTCTACAAAGCCAAGCAGTGTCCGCAGAACATAACTCTGCACGCTCTTTGCGGCACGACTGCCCTTGAACAGCTTGTCCTCAGCTTCCAGCTTTGCTTTTGCTTTAGCTCGCCAATCGACGAACTCAACTGTGGTTGTGGTGTGTGTGGTGGAATCCATATTGTCCTCCTATCAGAAAAAGCTAAGTTGCCCACCCTTGCCCTCGGAGAACACCGG